ATAAAGTTCATCTGTCAACCGTTTAGAACGTATAATTGGCGTTTTTTCTCGGAAGTACGTTTCAATTTTTGATATAACTAAAGGACGTGTTTTTGATGTCATTGAAAATCCTGGCACTTTTTGTGCTTTACCTTTGAGATCATAACCTTTAGATAAATGAATATTTTCATCAATATATGCATCATCTCTATACGAATAATAAAGATTTGCATAACCACGATCGATAGCCACTTGTATTACAGCCCAACCAATGTTAGCATTTTCAATTACTAGCAATGCATTGTTATAATCAGTAGCAACCGATATCAACATGTTACCATATTCTGTGGTTCCAATTTTACCTCGATATTCTGCTACCTGAGTCATTGATTCAATTTCAATCACATGAAAAGCCGAGTAGTCAGCTCCATCACCGCGCGCGACGTCAGCAATAACTGCATATGCTTTACTGTAATTTGGATAATCCCATATCCAATAGTTGCCATCAAAGCCACGTTTTTCTTTTGGATCTTCGATGTATGTCTGTTCATACCATTGAATGATTGGGCCGTCTACTACAGTATGACCTGATGAAATGAAGTCACAATCGCATTCTTGAGCAGCTGCCTTTTCTCCTAACAGTTCTGTCTGCATATCACGCCATGGCTGATCGCGCTCTGGATGTACTGACCAATGCAGTTTGATTGGATAGAACTGACCACCCGCTTCCGCATCAACCCATGTCTTATGAAATAAATTACCAGTACCGTTAGGTGTCGACAACATGATGGCACCACCACCAGTTGCTAATGTTTGTTGAGCCGCTGTCCATATTTCATCAATTCGATCAATAAACGCGGCTTCGTCAATTACTAGTAATGATAATGCTTCAGATCGACCAGCATCGCCTTTTGACGATACAGCTTTAATCTGAGAACCGTTTTTAAATCGTAATGACAATTTGTTATCTTCAACAGATTTACCTTTTAGCCATGATGGTAAATTGTCGTGCATTACACGAACTTTAGTTACCAAGTTTTTTGCAACTTCTTGTTTTGTCGCAATTACCAACACATTATAATCTGATTTAAAGAGCATTGCCCATAATGAAAATCCTGCAGTTAAAGTGGAAATACCTAACTGCCGTGATTTAAGAATTACACTATATCGATTATGCTGTAATGATGTGAGTACTTCTTCTTGGAAAGGATACAAGTGAAAAAACATTTTTCCTTTGGTAGGATGTTGAATCACGCAATATTTTTTCATGAAATGCACAGGGTCCATTGCACATCGCTTGTACTCATCTTTAATGATTTCTTTTAGGGACTTCTGCGTCATATACTATAAATATATAAAAAAAAATTTGTAAAACCAAATCTTATTTAATGGAAATTACCAGTAATAACGCACCAATTGAAGAAAGCAGTCCACTGCCTAATCCAATGCATACATTTTTAAGAGTATTATTTTTTGTCTGTAACTTAACATTATCTGATTGTAATTTAGTAACTTGACTATCCGCTGTTTTAAATTTTTCATTATGAAGTTTGATTTCAGCGTTTAACGAATCAATTTTTTCATTTTGCACGATACTAATAGCATCTAATTTTTTCAGTTGCGAATCTTTGAACTCGATAATCTTATACATATTGTTCAATTCGATACGAACTGAATCATATCGTAATAAATCTTGCGCGACTTTTTGTGCTGTAGCCATTGGCATACAAACTACAGGTTCTTTATTTACTGTACCTGTTTGTGAAAAAAGTGTCAAGTTCAGTAGCAGAATAGCGACCAGCGCGACGTATGCGGTTTTCATAATCTTTCCTTTGTGTAACTATTACATTTTTTGTTGAATCGATTTTACGATCTAGATCAGTTATATCATTGCGATAACTGATGATAACGCTGTCCAGATATAACTGATGTCGACGATATCTGTTAATCTCATTATCTAAACTATCGATTGTATTCTGATATTGAGTATTAGGTGCAACGATTGTATTCCGTGAAAACAGTAAATATCCAGTTAGTATTGATAATACAATAACTATTGCAATTAATATGTATACTGCTCTATTATTCATGTCTTATACATCTCCCACAATCTCACCAGCGCTAGTTGCTGCTTCAATTGCTGCTTCGACAGTTGCTACCGTCATATCTCCAGTTTTTGCACTATCAGCTGCGATTACATAAAGCTCAGGTACTTTTTCCATGGTTGATGCAACGCCTTTTCCTAATTCTTCATATGCATGTACACCAGACTCAATTGCAACGAATGTCATTATCACTGCATATATGACATTTGCAATTTTTTTAGAATCTTTCCATGCTCGAGCCGGTGAATAAAATGCTGAAAGTTTTTCATCTCCTGATCCAATTTTTATTGCGTTCGATCCGGCAATGGCTACATTACCACCGGTTATCATGACGCCGGCAATTATCAATCGAAGCGGTGCTATAAATAAATCATGCAGTTTATGAGATAAATTGAATAGCCATTTTCCAGCTTTAGTATCAAATGATGCATCTTTTATTATATGAAGCATGTGATCACCATAACGCCCGGTCTTAGGTTGGCGAGTCTCGCCGGCAGGATCAAAACGTAATTCGTGATAATCCTTCATTGTATCATCTTTAGTCTGACTTAAAAATGTACGTTTCATCCAATTTGGCCCTTTTTCAGCTTTAGCTAAAGTAGCTTTATTATCTTTTGCGACAAATTCGCCAATGCGTTTATATGCCGCATCAATATATTTAACATCATCTTCAAATGTAACACCTGCTACAACACCTTTTTTCCATTGTATTGGTTTGCCTATAGTCGATGCCAATTCTTTTTTACTAGGTACACCGCCAGTGTTTTTAGCAATTTGGCTGATACGGCTGATAACTCGTGTAACGCCGCGGGTTTCTTTGCTGCCAGTGAATGCACTTGAAATCCAATCGACTAGATATCCAATCAGTTTAAGTATTGTAGGTGCTGATATAATGGCAGTTACTGCAAGACTTTCTGTTAATATGCGATGCGATTCTGTTAATTTACGTGTTGCTTTTGATTGACGATTTTCTTTTTTTACAACGCCCGGATCAAATACAGCGTTAATATCATCTGGTGCTTTCTCAATCGCTGCAACGTCTATTTTGCTTGGATCGATTTCAAACTTTCCTTTCAATACTTCTTCTGATGCTTTTGCAATGAGATCGGCAATCTGCGAATCAGACATCGCTTCTGTTAATCCGTTAGCCGATGTTGCAAATGTTTGTAAATTTGACCATTCTGATTCAGATAATGTATTTTTAATGGATTGAACATATTCAAAAGATTTACGTCGTATAGTAGCAGATGATTTAGCCATGTTACGTTCTACTAGACGTCGCTTAGACCGATTAGGAATGATTGATTTAATTTCTTGCTCTACCATTCGACTAATGGCATTTGTTAATGCAATACGTGTATATCGTTCATCAACTTGTAGCGCCACATCTTTATCAATGTCCATGACAACGCGTTCCATTTCATCTTGAAGTTCCTTCTTCTCTTTGGTCATCGCTTTCATTTTACGAAGCAATTGATCTTTTTTAGGACCACTAGCTTTAGCCCAGTCAGCCGCAGTTTTTTTCATGTCAGCGACTAACGCATCAAATTCTTTTCCAATCTTATTAAGCGATCGATTCTTTGCCATATTCTCCTTTAAGGTTTTCAAAAATTTGAGTTTTCAATTGTTCATAATCAGTATCAAATTTTTCTAAAAACGCTGTCATATCCCATTCTTCGATGTTACCATCGGCATTTTGTATAAACTGCATTTTCAATGTTTCACGTAATGTCATTACTTCATGATCTGCATCTTTAAACCATGACTCTGCATTTGCTAACATACGTGCACGTGAATATTCTTCCCAAGCTTCTTTTCCTTTAGCTCTTATCAACGTTTCTTCTTTTACTACACAACCAAAACATTTACGATGTATGAAGTACATTTTAAGATTTAATCGTTCCTCGGTAGTACCTTTCATAGGTGTGTCGCAACATGGACATTTGTCAGGTGCTGTTAACACTCCTTTAATTAAATGAGTAACGCTATTAGCTGGCTTTTTCGTACGAAATCCATCACGTTGTTCAAATAACCAAACTGTACCAGTTTTAGTATCTTTTTCTGTCCATATGTCGCCTACATCCCGTTTCTGTGTTTTAGATGTTTGATTGAAACCATGAGTTGTTCTGGTTTGAGATTTATGCTCGCCATGGAGCATTTTTTCAACTGCTTTAATATTTTGTAACTTGTCTGACATTAGGCCATATTTTTAATGATCATTTTCAATCTACGTTTTGCTGAATCTGGTAAGTTGAATTTGTTAATGAGATCAACAACGAAATCAGCTTGCATAGTAGATGGTTTTTGAGATAATGCACGTTGCAACATTTGGAAAGCTTGTGTCTTATCTAATTTTTCACCTTTATTTTGTAGCGATGAAAGATTTTCTTGCATACGTGTTGAACGTTTAAATGCCTTACCAGCGACATTATCATCAACGCCGGCCGTATACTGTTCTTCTGTTTTTTCAGGTGTTTCTGTATCAGTTCCTGTATCAGATTTAACGTCGGTTGTTTTAGTTGTTGCAGGTTTAGTTGCAGCTGCCTTTTTAGCTTCTGCATCCGCTTTTGCTTTAGCTTCTGCATCCGCTTTTGCTTTTGCTTTTGCTGCTGCTTCTTTATCAGCTTCGGCTTTCTCAGCTGACGCGTCTTGTACAGCTGATTGCTTAACAGCTTTTGCTAATTCAATTTTTATCAATGATAAATCGTTTGTCTGAATACCAAATTTTTGTAATACCGGTAACACAGCTGCTACTCGTTGTCGCGGTGTTAAACTAGATGCGCGCTTTTCAATTT